CGATATGATCCTCCAAGGAGTCACCAGCAATGTTGTCCTCAAGGGACTCAGTGCTGACCTCCCAATCCAACCGGAGCTTAACTGTCGTTAAAGCGACCTTCGTAAAGGTCACGGCAGAATTAGCACCCGTATCGGAAGCCTCAGTTGCTTTTGCGAGCAACCGTGTTCCAACTGACAACTTATCGATTTCCATAGAAGGATTGCTCATACGAACAACCCTAGACTGCTGCATAAGAACAGACTGATCGATAACGAAGTCAAGGAAACGGTTAGCCTGAGCGGGCTTTAAAATACCGCCAGAAGCCGCATTTACAACAGAGGTAGTAACCTCATTTGCTTTTTGAAGTAATTCTTCGTTAGCCATTTATAATTTCCTCCTAAGACTCGTATCCAAGAGACTTAATCAAATCCTGAGGAAGGAACAGATTGCCCCAGAATGACTCTGGCGCCTTATCTTCAACCGCCTTGGCGATTACTTCCTCTTCTTCGTCTGTCTCATCAACACTCTTTTTAATTGCACCAGCATTCTCAACGGTTTCAACACGAGTGTTGATCACATCGAGACTATTAGTGACTGATTTTGTTGACTCATCAACCTTAGCTGTGAGTTCATCCTGCTTCTCGGTCATTGCATTAATGGCAGAGGCCAGTTTCTCTTCAATAAAAGTTTCTACCTTTGCGGCAGAAGCCTCAGAATGAGAAGCTAGCTTTTCATCAATGACGGTTCCTAGAGCTGCAGTGAGTTCATCGATATTCATATCAATATCATCTCCTTCATTGGTTTCGTCTGCCATCAGCGCAATCTCTTCCACTTCGACAGTATGTTTTTCTATATCGTCTTCATCAGAATCAACAACAACATCCGACTCCGCATTAGCGGGATCGGACATCCATGTCAAGAACCTCTGAAGAAGTGAGATCTTTTCTTCCAACTCAGCGCCCTCAAAAGCCCCGTCAAGTGGCGGGGTTTCATCAGACGTAGTTAGAACGTCCGTATCTTCCATGTATGTAACCATATCAGAATAATTCTTATTATGCAAGTCTTTCACAACATTGCAGCTACAACCATCGTCTTTCACAATAGTGCAGTGGCATTCACCACAATCACATGTCGATCCAGAACATTCGGTTTTTTCAATTACATCATTCTTAATACAAACAATTGTATCACCAATTTTATTACATTCAATTTCATCAATTGCGAGAGCGTAAGACAAGCCCTCATCGTCGGACTTGATCAGTGTTATGTTGGCAACTGGATTTGCTGGATTATCCACCAAACTCAACTCACCAAGCTCATACTTGGTAACCACACTAACGGGTTGACCACGAAACTTTCTTGTCTCGTCTTCCTTGCGTTCGAGAATTCGACCACCGATAGAGAACGCACCAAGAGTGCCATCCAAAACCTTCTGCCAAGTATCCTCTGCTCCCTTCGAAATATAAGCAGAAACTTCCACACCTCTATAGATGTTTCCATTTTCGTTAATCTCAACGGGACGATGACCTACAGCTTTACCTACAGCCAAAGGCTGGTGCATCTCGCGTATATTGCCCTGCCAATCTTTAAATGCCGTCATAGACGCGTCAAAATCAACGACGTCTCCCGACTTATCTACATTGTCAGCAGTAGCTACCCCAACCACAACCCTCTCTTCATTTTTAACTAAAGAGATAGGAAAGATTAGTTGTAAATTTTCGCCATGCATATTATTGCCTCCTTATGAAGCTATGGGAACTATTGTAACATATATCTGATTTAATTACAATAAGTCTTAACCCACAGCAAAAACAGCCAGAGTAACAGACGCGGTGATCACTTCAAATTGAGTGTAGTCACCAGGAATGCAAACGTACTCCGAACCGCCAGCAGGAATTGATACAGACATGTTGCCATTAAGCTTTACTGTGGCAGCAGTCGATGCATGAGTATTATGAAAATAAATGCCATCAGTATGATGACCCAAACTTACTGTTGAATCAGTACTAGATACACCGGTACTTGCATATGTTATACTACTATTTCCGTACATTTCGTCCTCCTATTTTTCTTGTTCACGAACCCCGTCCGTGTCTTGTGCAGAGCCTCTTTCATTGCTGGCCTCGGGGTTCGCAGAGTCGTCTCCATTAGCAGGGGTATCAGCATTGTCGTTACCCTCAGGAGCGCCCTCTGGCCTTTTTGGCTCTTCCTCTACCATGTCTTCACCAGTGAACGGATTGACACCCGTCTGCATAAGCAACTCCATCTTCCTAATATTGCTGGGGAATGGAAGTTCCTCATCACCATCGTCACGGTCGGGGAGACCCAACATGTTACGCACTTCATTTGGTGAAACCACTTCAGTACGCAGATATCTATCTCTAATCTTAGACTGCACATCTTCGTCAACCAAATCAATCTGCTCAAATCTAAAATCAAGAAGATCAGTGAATTCTTTAACTATGTTGTTAATTTTCTTTTCTATGATCTTTTGATCCGGTCCCACAACTTGAACCTTAAATGTCTTATCCGCATCTCTAGATACGGCTAGGTTGGCATTATCATATACGCCAACCTTTGGGGCCGGAACTCGGTTTGCAACTAGAATTTCATCACGATTAGACTTTCTATACTTATCGAATGAAGCATCTTGAATACTGGCTTCTAGTTTCTCAAATTTAATATCTACATCACCACCAAGTGAGGCTGGCAGAGGAACGATCAACGTTCCGTGATTTCTGCCCTTAACTTCCGTCCTGAAATAGTTCACCAATTCCTGCTTGGACTTATTACTAAGCTTAGCTCCCTTAAGAATAATTGCATATCTAGGAATCGCTTTATTTTCAAAATAATCGATATTGTAATTCTTGGCATACTTATCACCCAGGATGGCACCAATAGCAGTTACAGCCGATGGCACTCCGTAATAGTTGCTGGTGGGTGTATACGCCTTAAAATGAATAATCTCATTAGGGCGTCCGTCATTATTTATGGGATCCGACGTTTCTAAATCTTGGAAGTTTCTAAAGAAAACCGATTGAATCTTGTTATGTCGCGCTATCTGAACATATCCATCCCTCTGCCTTCTTACACGCATGTTAACGGAGGGGATGTGACCAATGTAACCAATCTTGCCGGAATTGGTTCTTCCGATCTCAAGATAAGCATTACCGACAGCGAGATAATCAATCCACAATTTAACCATAGTCTCAACAAATGTATCTTCTAGATTTGATTCATCCAACAAAATGTGTAACTTCTTTTTTTCACGAACCAATTCTAGTCTAACTTTTTGTCTTTTATCAGCAGTATCCGCTCTCTCAATGCGTCGCTTAGTTTTTTCAGAATCTTGAAACATGTACCCTAAAGCTACAGTGTTTGCAACACGAGCATTAATGGCAGCAAAATGAGTAGTATTAACTTCATATAAGTCAGCTAGAATATTTAAATCATGCGGTGGCTCAATAACATCATACAGCGCATATCCATCAATAGAGTCTGGGCCAACGGAACGAGACGAGGCATCGCCTAGTCCCTTGTTTGCCTTAGCCGGACTAGCCTTTTCAAGCTTTTGATGTCGCCTCTTCATCTTGGGCGACTGCCTAGACAGATCTAGCTTTTTAAATGGATCATCGCTCTTATACTCAAGAGATACCTGAGTATAGCTAATGTCATCAATTTCAACGCCTAGACTATCTTCTTCTACCAACGATGTTTCACCCATAGTTATCCTTTATAGGGGGCCACTTCTATTAAAGCATCCTCTACCGGGTCGGGCATTTCCCCTTCACCCAGCCTTCCTTCTTGCTCTGCTCGCTCACTACCGGAGACCTTTCTTGCGCCATCAATCCAATGAGGCTTTCCCTCGTTGTCTTTTCCAGCCCAATACCTTGCAGCCTCAGCCATCTGAGACTCTACCCTACGGTCACCGACCATGCCTTCAGCACACATATAGTTGCCGTCCCCATCAGAAATTAAACCACCGTCCGGCATTTTCCATAGGCAAACGCCAAAGGCAGACTGAGGTACGATTATACTCTTGCTCTTTTTTACAATCCCGTTACTCATCTATGTGTAGAATATCAGATTTTGTATCAAAAAGCAATTTAATCATCTAAAATTGGACTAGAATCATCGAAGCTATGCTCATTGTAGATGACATTATCGAAATGTTTCTCATATATCAATGAATACGATTCTACCAATCCATTCGTAGTCGGAATATTTAATGTGGCAGGCGGAGCATCAGAAGCGTTGATTTCGAACTCTTCAACATCTCCATCTGAACTTTCATACCAATATGTTATATAACTGTCTGGTGCATTCATACCCTACAGGGCGCAAGTTGTACATTCAGGATCATCAATCCTGCAAGCTTCATCCTCTTCATCTAAATCAAGAGACATTTGATTAAGCACCTGCTCATTTCGAGAGTTGTCCCGATAGATGGTGATGCCCTTGCACCCTAGTTCATAAGCCAATCTGTACAGTTTGTCGGTGTCTTCCACTGAGAAGTCCGACGGACAGTTGGTTGTCTTGCTGATGGCAGAATCAACCCAACGCTGGATTGTCGCCTGAACCGCCACATGCTGCTCTGGCTTAAGATCCATAGCTGTTACGCAGTATTCTGGTAAGTCTTTAATATTTAATCCAAGATCACCAATAACGGATATGGTTTCCACTTCTGTTCCAAGCCTAGACTTTCGAGTGTACTGCCAATTGAAATATGGCTCAATGCCGGTTGATGTTCCCATCATCGTTCCAGTAGTTCCAGTAGGAGCCACCGTAAGCAAACAGACGTTACGAATGCCGTGATGCTTAACCTGTTCTCGAATTTCTTCCGGCATGCCCTTCATGTAGCCGGATCGCAAATAAGACTCTGCATCGAAATGCTTAAACTCGCCTTTAATCTTGGCAAGATTGATTGATGCTTGATATGACTCGAATGCTATGGTTTTAAACAACTCATCAATAAAGATAAGACTATCTTTTGATCCATATCGAAGCTTCATGCGAATCAGAAGCTCGCCAAGACCCATTACGCCTAGCCCTATTCGCCGGTTGTTGGTGTGATTCTTTCTAATAGAATCAAAATGATATTCATTAATGTTAATTACATTATCTAAAAACCTAACAGAGTTCTCTACGACGTAACGCAGCTTAGCCCAATCGAACTCTGTACCGTCGTCAACAAACCTAGACAGGTCAATAGCCCCCAAAGTGCATACACCATATGCCTCAAGAGGCTGCTCGCCGCAAGGATTGGTGGCAACAAGGGGAGCAAAATAATGAGAGTTGCTCATCTTGTTAGATCTTTCCAAAAAATGGAGACCAGGTTCGGCAGAAGCGTGAGCGGAGGAAACAATCCGATTCCAGATATCCACCGCACGAACGGTTTTATAAACATTTACTTTCTTGCCAAGAACATTATGCCAGTAATTAATGTTGCCATCCCAAAGCTCATCATATTCAGAGTCTTTGGTGTCTGGAAATAACAGGTCCCATTCGCCATCTTTCTCCAAAGCCTCCATGAAAGCATCAGAGATACACACCGACATGTTTGCATTTTCAAACTCACCGGGCGTGTGTTTCGCATTAATGAACTCTTCCACATCTGGATGCCAATCATTGATCATTAGCATCGTGGCGCCGCGTCGTGACCCCCCCTGCTCGATAAGCCCTGTAGACAGGTTGTACATCTTTCCCCAAGAGACAGCGCCGCTAGAAATCCCGTTAACACCAATAACAGGAGCATAGCGAGGGCGCAGAGAAGACAGGTTGATACCAACGCCCCCACCCCTCGAATGGGTTTCTGCCATTTCCCTGACACTTTCAAAAATGCCTCCCCTTGAGTCTTTGGGGCAAGGTAGCACAAAACAGTTTTGAAGAGTCAGACCCTTCGTGCCAGCCCCAGCGATGATACGACCACCCGGAATAAAGTAATCAAAAAGAATATCTTTAAATTTTGCTTCAACCTCTGCGATATCTTCTCCCGATTCACACGCCGCTAAGGCAGATGCAACACGGGTCTTAACATCCTCGACCTGAAGCTCTAAGGGCTTAGAAACAAGATCCATTCCAACCGTAACAACATCGCCCTTATAAGTAGTAACCTTTACTAAACGGTTATCCTCATCAACATCATCAACAATAGAAATCTCTTTAACTGGCCACTTAGGATCAGGAGAAACTATTGCCAAAACTATATCGCCAACCGCAAGCTTACCTTTCGGTGCTTTTAATGTATACCTATCTAAAAATATCTTATAACCTTGATATCCGCTTTTACGAAAAAACGATGGAATTTCAATTCTTCCACCACTAGCCTTAGTCTCAACCTCATTCAATTCGGTTAGATCCATAGTCTTGCTTACAACAGTCACACTTGCTCCTTTAATACAAAAAATCCCCCGCTTCTCAGGGGGTACGAGGATACCATCATAGCACGATCCCGATCCCGAAGCGAGGACATATTGGCAGGTTATTAAGAAATTTCTAGAAAATCTAGAATTTCATCTGCAACGTGGTTCCATGTTTCGTATTTGTGGATAACGCGGGCCGAACGCATGGCTTTTGCCTTCTCGTTGTAGTATTCATCTACTACCTTCTTCATCAACCTGCATAGATCCTCATAGTCCGGGATAGCATTTTGAGCGCCAGTTCCCACTAGATTATGATGCTCAATGTCTATCTCTGAGGGGTCGCCCCAAGAAGCCTTAAGAGGCATAGACATGTCAGCGAATTGGCTGCATCCAGAAAGCTCGGTACAAATAGTAGGCATACCTGTTGCTATCGCCTGATACGGAATCATCCCAAACCCCTCTCCCGCTGTGGGATAGACCATGCAGTGGCTGTTCTTATAAAGAGACACAAGCGCATCTTTCGATATGAAGCCGTTTAAAATGGTTATTTGTGGATGCTTCTGTAAATCATGAAGAGAAGGATTCAAATCAATATGTTCAATTCCATTAGAGACTTTAAGAATCAACTGATAGTCTTCATCCCCCTCAAAGCACTCCAAGAACGCTGAGATAACCAACTGTACATTCTTGCGTGGTAGTTCTCCACCAACGTGTAGAAAATAAAACTTGCCACTGATCTCTCGTTCCTCTATGGCCCAGTCTTCAGAAATGCCATGCGCAAGAACTCTCACTGGAGGATCCAGATTGTACTTTTCAAAAACACCCTTGCACCACTCACTTGTAGTCCAGATCTGTTCGCATCGGTTCAACTGATCTAACCACGCTGGAGGAATAGCCGTAAACTCCCAAGGGGTGTAGCCAACTACTCTAGGACCCTCAAACTGATAGTAGTAGGGTAAACAATAGTTTATATGCCATTTAGTGCCCGTAGCATTCCACAGCACTCGCTGTCCTCTATCCTTAAGAGACTCGAATACATTTAAAGATACTTCAGTATACCCAGCACTACGCCAAGAGGTACCTGTAGCATCTATAGCTTGTGGAGTAAACCATGATATGTCTGTTTTTAACACCATGTCATTATATTAATTCCCAACTCAGCAAATGCTTTAGCATCTTCTTCTGACATCCAATATTGAATTGGTCGCCTACAGTATTGACACCTAGTAATACCGATATATTCATCATCTATTTTACAGACAGAAAGATACTCCTCATCTATTACAGGTGTAGGAGGGCAGTCGTCGCATTCTGCTAAAGCTATATACTTCATACCCATATATTATATTCCTTAATAGTATAGAAAGCTAGCGACTAACTGGCACGCTTGCTAGCGCAGTAATGAGTTTAGCGCGTTTTTGAAAAAAGTGGTGGATCCCCCACCAATTTCTTTATTCACTCCCAAGCGAACCGATTTGTGCTAAGGTGAAACGTATGAAAAATTTTATAATTCATGGTATTTGGACAATGGCCGTATCGCTACCTGCATGGTTTGCTTTTAAGATAACAGACTATGTGGTAAACTACTGGAGTGTGGTACTTATTATATTTTCCATGCAACTAGCCATAGCGCCGGCATTGGTGCGTAAGGGGTAAATCAAATGAAAATTGTACCTGCAACTGGTGAAGACGTAACAGAGATTGCGGAACTGTCTTTAACAGTAAAGCTATTACCAGATAATCAGGGTAACCTCAATCCCGTCTTCTACATGGTATCACCCGGAGAAGACTATGATGTAACAATCATGCATCTTCGGCTGCTTGTCAACGGACTGGAACTTGGTATCAATAGTTTAGATACTATGGTATCATGCATGCTCAACATGATGAAATCTAACGCCATAGAATCCATGAAAGAAATGGGGTTTGGAGAAAACCCTGTGGAGTTAGAAAAGATTCTTGGTTTTATTGCGAGCTTGGAGAATGACGATGAGGACCAGAGTTAACGGCCCTATCTTGGGGAGGGTAATAAAAGACTTTCCCTATCCAGGTAGAGAGTGCGCTTTGTGTAGTCGGCCCCTCCAGTTGGTCAACGCTATTCATTCCGATCAGGACATGCATCATTACAAGGCTATATACGTTTGCGGATATGAGTCATGTGAGGCATTCGATTACGAAGACAGAAAAGCTTACGTAAGATTATACTACTCATCGGAAGAAGCGTATATTGTATTTGAAGATGTACTACTTCCAGTTTATGGTAGAAAAGAGAAAACCGATGATGAAGATTGAAGAATAGCATGGCGTGGACATGTTGGCATTGTGACTCAGAATTGATTTGGGGTGGCGACCACGACGTAGACGATGAGTTTAGCCCATTTATAATGGTTAGCAACTTTTCCTGTCCTGAATGCGAGGCATATGTCGAGATCTCAATATGAGTCTACTGAAATTATTTTTGGATTATAATAAAAAAAGTAGTACACTTATGGAAGTGAAATCGGAAGACTTCTGTGGAAACACAGAAGAATAGCATTAGCGGCATTTGCCGTTTTTTGCATCTCCGGGGAGGTCACAATGGACGCAGGTAATATTATCACGCTTATAAGCTTGACGATTACTAATGTTGTTGCTCTGTGCGTGGTATACATCCGCCAGAAGCGATACAATGATAGAAATTATGGAATTAAAAATGGTCGGGGAGATTTATTTTTACAGATAGGGAAGCTGCAGGACGAGATGCATAGAGAAACTCAGCTTCTAACTTCAGATGTTGCGGAGCTACGTGGTATGCTTCGGGTACATTTGAAAGAAACTTCAAGAGCGCATTAACATGCGATTGAAAGACAAATGCTGCACTTGGAGCAATGGTCAAGTGCAGATTGTTAACCATAAATGGATTCCGACCTATCTGAAAACATCATTAAGTAACGGACAACACTTAAAGTGGTTGTGGTGTAGCGGCTGTCATCTGTACAAGATGGAATCAGTCAAAGAAAAAATAAAAAACATTATACCGGCTTGATTTATATCCCCACACATGCTATACTAGATTTAGAAAGCCTCGTGCCTCTGATATTTTGCCTTCGGGTTCTATCAGATCGGTGCGGGGTTTTCGCTGTGTCATGACCACATGTCACAATAAGTAACGCATGTCACACCACAAGGAGATAGAATGAAAAGAATTGTAAACTTACTAAGAAAGTTGCAGCCCCGAACCAGAGATCATTATTACCACAATCAAGTTATGACCGACTCACTAGAGCGGGAGCTAATGAGAGCGTACATGGGTACCGGCTTCAGAGGACCCTTCAGAGGACCACAGCAACGCCTCTAACGAAACGGGCGGTTCGGGCAAAAACCCGAATCGTCTTTTTTCTTCAGTTCCCCCATTTGAGCCATTCGTGTGATACAATCACTTAGTGACATGGCTATACACCCCCGACACTTATCACTCTGCTCTGGTATCGGAGCAATCGACCTTGGACTTCAAAGCGCACTCGGAATTAAGTCTGTGGGTTACGTCGAAAGGGATTCCTTCGCTGCGGCTATTCTCGTGGCGAGGATGGAAGAACAGGCAATGGATGTCGCACCTATTTGGGACGATATTGAATCCTTTAGAAGCACAGAGTGGAGTGGATGCGTGGACATCATATCTGCGGGCTTCCCCTGCCAGCCCTTTTCATATGCCGGTAAGCATGGAGGAACAGAAGACGAAAGATGGCTCTGGCCTTACGTTCGTAGAATTAGTCAGGACTGCGGGACGAGCCAGATCTTTATTGAAAATACACCGGGACTTGTCGAAAGAGGCCTTTATGAAATTCTCCACGATCTTGCCGAAATGGGGTACTCTGCGGAATGGGGTCTGTTCAACGCAAGTGATGTTGAAGCGCCCCATAAAAGACAAAGGTTATTCCTTCTTGCCCACAGGGAGGCCATCGACATCCAACCGTGGGTTAGCAGAGCTAATCTCTATACCCAGCTCAGAAAGCAAGGGATGGGCAACGCCTACAGCCAACATGTGGAAAGAGGTGGGACCGAACATAGATTGGGAGAAGAGGAACACGAATCGGATTACCAACCTGACAGTGCAGGCTGTTTTGTGGCCGACACCGAATCCACAGGACAAGCCTCATGGACCCGAACCTCTAAAGGATGGAACAAAGAAGAACGGGCACAGTGGCAACAAAAACTTGGAGGGAGCAGCGTTGTGGCCAACACCGACAGCAAGGGACGCTGGGAATTCAAGAAGGGCAACGGTCAAAAAGGATTCATGGACCTCAAACGATGGTACGACACTTACGGATGCTTCCCACCTTCACGAGAAAACGATGATGCGTGGAGACGATGGATTGAATCAGGTCTACCTGAACCCACGGTTCGTGGAATTACTGATGGGTCTGCCTATCGGGTGGACAGACTTCGGTCCCTTGGAAACTCAGTCGTACCACAGTGTATAACAATGGCTTATAACGTTCTATTGAATAGATTAACAACAGAAACAAGGCCGGTAAGATGAAATTGAACCTTGGTTGTGGAAACCATTTCCCTGAGGGATGGATCAATGCCGACCTTGATCAACACTGGCACGAAGAAGGGAAAGATGTTTCTCTTGTGAGAGGCGAACCGCTGCCTTGGGAAAACGACACCTTCGATCAAATAATATTATTTCTTGTATTGAATCATGTGCCGTTAGATGAGATGGATGGTTTCTTATCAGAAGTAGAACGAGTTCTATCTCCAAAAGGGCGCCTACTAGTTCTTGATGAAAATTATCCAGATGGTGTACCTGACCATAAAATAGATGGCGTTAGTGATGGTCCAGGCTACCGCAATATTGAAGCGTGGCATTGTTACACCGGGTCGTTAAACAAATTGCTACATCCTGTTTTTCCCAATATCGAAACATTGTGGGAAAATGCCAACGAAGATAAGGCCATACTATTTACTGATCAGCAGTTCATTGAAGGCGGACTATTAGATTGGACTGATTCAGAGGGGCGGATATGGCCTATCAAGGGGCTTGGGCAAAATAGTTGTCTAATGATCTCTACAGGTCCGGCAATATGACTTGCCACCTACTCATAGAAGATGCTTCCTTTGAAGACCTCATGGATGATCCTGACCATTTTGTAAAGATATTCAGAGAATCAAAACTTCTCATCTTTCCCGAACTGCATCTTTCGGAAGTGCAGAACGCTCAAGTACGGGAAGCTTTCGGATACGGCTTCTATGGTCACCATGACGAAACTCACAAATTTTCTATAGATCGATATGTCGATAAGGCTGGACCTGAAGATCTGTTAGTTAAATGGCATTTGGAAAATCTATACGATCAATACCCGCCAGATGCTGTTGGGTGGAACATGACAAAATTCGACTGTCCCAAAGGTAGTGGGAACACCGGATATGTCAACATGATAAACATATATTCTAAATTAGATCAGGAGCATCAAGACTTTTATAACGACCTTTCCTTTATGCATTTTCTCAATATAGAAGATTCCGATGGCGTTACAGAGGTTTATAAGAAAATGGCTGCAGGAGAAACAATGATTTCACAACAGTCAATCCAGGCATCCAGCGCGAAGTCAGACAGTGTAACCCCGGTTAGAAAAGCAGTTGTTCCACACCCACTCACCGATGAATTAACACTCAGGTATGTGCCGGAGCCAAGTTTTTTGGTATTACCAGAGTTCCATGAACAAAGAGAAGTTGCTGACGCCGCAGTTAGAGAACTAATAAACGATCCAGACAATCAGGTGTGGTGGGAATGGACTAAGGGTGACTATGTTTTTGCGGACTTGGTTGTCACAGCCCATTCAGTCAAAGGTGGATTTGCGGACGGAGAAAGAGTGGTCGATGTGGCTTTTGGTCTGATAGGGGAATACCCCAAACATCTTAGAGAGGAATGGTACCCCGGCGATCCCCGTTTCCTTCCCGAAAACTCTGGTGGATCCGGCGTTTCTCGGGGAGTAGGAGGCATTGCGATATGATTAACAACAGAAACGAGGCCGGTAAGATGACAGACAGAAGCGAAGAATATCGCACAATTGTAGACGGATACAGCGCTCGTAAAAAACTAAAACGACCATCTTTTATTTCAGGTGATCTAGTTTATATACCGCTTCAAAATGGAAATGTCGCTTTCACAGAAGCAGAGAACTATGAATTGGTAATCGGATGTTCATGGTCAGAAATGGCTGAAGGATACGTGCAAGGGCACTACAAATACTCTCCGAGACGAAAACTACATAAGTGGCTCTGGTACCATGTCAATGGCGAAATACCGAAGGACATGTGTATGGATCACATCAACAGAAACCGTTTAGACAACCGTTTAGCAAACCTACGTGTCGTCACATACAGCGACAATGCACGCAATGCAAAAAAGAGTGGCGGCACTTCAAAATATCCCGGCGTGTCTTTCTGCTCCAGAGAAAAAAAATGGCGCGCCTTCATACAAAAAGAATTAAAACAGTATTCGCTGGGAATGCATAAAACGGAAGAAAAAGCTTTTGCTGCCTACTACGCAAAAGCAGTTGAGCTTGGAGTAGAGCACAGCATCCCCATGGAATTTAAGCGGGTTACGCTACCAACCGACGGAAACAAAATCACCCCCAAAATGTTGGATTCCAAAGCCGACCTTGAAGCCCTAATCGATGGTGCTGAAATCTTTAGATTGAAAAAAGAAATGGGAGCATGAATACGCTAATGGATGAAGAAATAAGAGCGCCCTTACGAGGGGTCATACGCTGTAAAGAATGTTTGTGGTATATTGGTAACAACATCCTAAGGGACAGAGAAAGGATCTGCCCCATATGCGAGAGTAAACTGGAGGAAACATGAAACCCTTATTCTTTGGGATAATGGCAGTAACCTCGGGTGCGATCATCGCTGGAGGACTCTTCGGAGAATGGTGGGCATTTGCTTCACTCCCCTTAGCGGGGGCATACCTCGGATGGAAAATAGGAGAAACATGAGTCAGATATCAAAAGAAAACATAGAAAAGCTTCAAGACTTAATTTCAAGAATAGATGTAAAGCTTACATTCTGGTTCGATGAAGACCATTTCGAAACAGACGAAGAAGTATTGGAAGTAATCAACTATTGCGAAACAGGCGAATTCGATTCTTTCACCGATCAATGCATAGATGAACTACTCAGTATGATGCATACAGAATTCTTTGACCCCCCGCATCAAAGCCGAATAGGTCAGCTTGACCGCCCAATGGGAATCGTGTTGGACACAAATGTGACCTACGGGTAAATCGGGCTTTTAAAAAAATTTTGTTCAGTAGAATAACACAACCTATTCTTCGCGACTTTCGAAGAAGAACAAATGCAGGAACACCACGAATACACCATCGAACACATCTACCACTTCACATGCGGCAAATGCCGCCAATGGTGGTCATACGCCCAAATGGAATTAACGCTCCCCCACCACATCGAAACAAACTTCACATGCCCGCATTGCAGACACACCGAAAAGATCGTACACAAAACGTAACATGGGTAAACTAATCGGATCAGGTGAACTACCGTTAAACCCCGCAGCCAAAGGGGAAGGGCACCCCATCATGTTCGGAGACCCACAACCCGCCATCCACTTCGAACCATTCCCCGAAGGCGGCGGATACCCCAAAAAATTCGTCGAATGGGCGATCCGCCAAATGCAATGCCCCCACCCCAACCAAATCCTCCACCTATGCTCAGGGTCCGTAACAAGCGGAACAACACTCGACATACGGTCACAAACCAACACACAAATCGTCGCAGACTGCCGGCAAACCCCATTCCCCGACGAAACATTCGACTACATCCTCACCGACCCACCCTACTCGCAAGAATACGCAAACAACCTCTACAACACAGCAGACAACTACCCCACCCCCTACCAGATAGTTAAAGAAGCCAGCAGACTACTCAAACCCGGAGGCAAACTCGGGATCCTCCACACCCAAGTCCCCGTCATACGCAAACCAATGAAAATACTAAGCGTCCACGGCATAACACTAGGCTGCGGATACCAGATACGAGCATGGACCCTGCTCAGAAAGGAAACAACCCAATGGCAAGCATCATTATGTTTATAACAGGCAGCGCACTCACCTACCTCGCACTAGCGAAACTAGACAAAAAAGGCAAACTAGGCGCCCTGAAAAACTACCTGAGAAAACACCCCCCACATTAAAACCCAGAAAAGCTCTCAGCCGTCCACACAGGCCCCCTACGGCCCTCCCAGCACAACACTGATCCACACCCCCCACACACCCCCACACAGACGCTTACAGACGCAAACAGCAAAACAAACCCCCCCCCTCAAC